ACATCAGGTATTGCTGTTACAATAGGACATACAACTTCCGAAGTAACCGTTGCAGATAATATGACTGTTACAGGCGATTTAACTGTCTCAGGCACAGCAAGTTTTGGTGATACTAATATTACAAATGTAGGTAGTATCTCTCTTGACAGTATCTTAAATGACGGTACAGACATAACTTTAGATTCATCTAACGATATTGTTATAGACGCTGAAGGCGGTAACATAGAATTTAAAGACGCAGGTACTTTACAACTTACTTTAGATATGGATGGCACCGCAGGTGCTCAAGTAATTAAACTTGGTGTTGATTCAGATGATTTAATTTTTCAACAATTTGATGGTAACGAAGTAATCAGAGTTGCTGATGACAGAGCATTATATTTCTTTGATAAAGGTGGAGAAAAAATATCTTCAGACGGAACAGATTTTACTTTCAATTCGGGTAATGATATTAATTTAACTGCAACAACTGATATTAATATACCTTCAAATGTAGGACTTACTTTTGGTAATGATGCCGAGAAGATTGAAGGTGACGGAACAGATTTAACTATAAGTGGTAATAATATTAACTTAACTGCTACAGCAGACGTTAATATACCATCAGGCGTTGGACTAACTTTTGCAACAGCAGAAAAAATAGAATCAGACGGAACAGATTTAAGTATTACGGTTGGATCAAATGGTGATATTAATATACCTGCAAACATAGGTTTAACATTCGGTGATGATGGAGAAAAGATTGAAGGCGACGGAACAGATTTAACTATCGCTGGTAATAATATTAATCTTACTGCTACAGCAGATGTTGTAATTCCTGCAAACGTAGGTATAACATTTGGTACTGGTGAAAAGATTGAAGGCGATAATACAGACTTAACAGTAACATCAGGTGGAAAGATTAACTTAACTGCCACAAGTGATGTTGTAGTTCCTGCAAACGTAGGAGTTACTTTTGGTACTGGTGAGAAAATAGAAGGTGATAATACAGATTTAACGGTTACATCTGGTGCTGATATTAACCTTACAGCAACAGCAGATATTAATGTGCCATCAGGTGTTGGTGTAACTTTTGGTGATGATGGTGAAAAAATTGAAGGCGATGGTACTGACTTAACAATTGCTTCAAGCGCAAAAATTAATTTAACTGCAACCTCAGATGTTCATATACCAAACAACGTAGGTATCGTGTTTGGTGGCGATTCAGAAAAGATCGAAGGCGATGGTACTGATATGACTATTAGTGCTAATAACTTGACAATAGACGCAGCTGCAGATATTACATTAGACGCTGCTGGTAATGATTTCACTTTTGCTGCTGGGGGAACAACAGTATTGACTATTTCAAATAGTTCAAGTGATGTAGTTGCTAAAACAGCAGTTTCAGATAAAGATTTTATTGTTAAGGGAAATGACGGCGGCTCAGAAATAACAGCACTTACCTTAGATATGTCAGCAGCTGGTGCGGCTACATTTAATAATGATGTTACTGCTTTTTCTGATAAGAGATTAAAAAAAGATATTAAAAATATTGAAAATAGTTTAGACATGGTTATGAAAATGCAAGGTGTTTACTATAAAAGAAAAGATATTGAGAATGCTAAAGAACAAATAGGAGTATTAGCACAAGACATGGAAAATGTTTTACCCCAAGTTGTTTTAACAGCAGATGATGAGATGAAATCTAAATCAGTAGATTATGGTAAATTATGTGCATTGTTGATAGAATGTGTAAAGGATTTACAAACACAAATAGACGAATTAAAAAAGGATAAATAATGCCTACACCCTCAGGTCAAATTAGTCTTGATGACGTTAATGAAGAATTAGACATTTCTCCAGGCACACAAATCAATATGGGTTCTGCTCCTGTTCGAGGATTAGCAGAAGTACCTTCAGGCGCTATTGCTATGTCTGATCTTCAAGGAAAATCAAACGCACAGTTTGTCGCCGCAACAGGAGGTACTATAACAACTTCTGGTGACTATAAAATTCATACTTTTAATGCAGGTTCTTACTTTCAAGTTACTAGTGCAGGTAATGCCGCTGGATCAAATACCGTAGAATATATGGTTCTAGCTGGTGGTGCTGGTGGAGGCGGTTATCGAGGTGGTGGCGGCGGAAGTGGCGGACAATTATCTAATTATCCAAGTCCAATACCAGGAGGACTTCCTGTAAGTGCCACAAATTATCCAATAACTGTTGGTAGTGGTGGAAGTGCAGGATCAGGTTCTACCAACGGAGGCACTGGATCGAATTCAGTTTTTAGCACCATAACAAGTAATGGTGGAGGCGGTGGCGCTTCAAATCAAAATAGTGGTAATAGTGGTGGTTCAGGTGGTGGTGGATCATATGGTCGCCCTGATTCCACAGCGGGGAGTGGTAACTCTCCTCCAAAATCTGCACCTGCAACTCCTCAACAAGGATATAATGGTGGACCAGGCGGGCAACAACAAGGTGTTCAAGCTGGTGGCGGCGGTGGAAGCGGTCAAGCTGGTCATCCCTATGTGACATCACCCACACAAGCAAGAGGTGGTAATGGAAGATCAATTTCTATAACAGGATCTTCTGTTGCTCGAGGCGGCGGTGGCGGCGGAGGCACTGGTTCTTCATCTCCTAGACCAGGTGGTGATGGTGGCGGTGGTGCTGGTGGTAGACCAAACAACCCAGGTGGTACTGGTTCAGCAAACCTTGGCGGTGGTGGAGGTGGAGGAACAACCAATCCACAAGACGGCGGATCAGGCGGCAGTGGTCAAGTAATTATAAGGTATAAATTTCAATAATGGCAAACTTTGCAAAATTAAATTCTGATAACATTGTTATGGCGGTTCATGTTGTAGATAATGATGACATCAAAGATAGTGATGGTGTTGAACAAGAATCACTTGGTATTGCTTTTCTTCAAGAAATTCACGGTTGGACAGATTGGAAACAAACTTCTTACAATGCAAAGTTTAGAAAAAATTATGCAGGGATTGGTTATAAATATGATTCAACAAGGGATGCTTTTATATCTCCACAACCTTTCTCTAGTTGGACACTTAACGAAACAAATTGTCAATGGAAATCTCCTGTGGATTTTCCTACTATTGATGACAATTATTATATAGAATGGGATGAAGCCAACCTAAGATGGGCTGCTGTTGATAATAATGATGACAATTTCATATGGAATTCAACAACACTTTCTTGGGACGCACTTTAAATCATAAAAATTATAGATGAAACACAAAAAAACATTGGTATCCCAATTTGTTCTTTGGGATTATTTTCCAATATCACAATCCTTAATTGATTTTGAAAAAGTAAAATTTAATGCTTTAAAAAATTATTGGGGAAATTATAGACAATCTGATAACATAAACGATTGGAGACATAATTATTATAATCTATCTGATGATAAAAATATTACTTGGATAATAGATTATGTGAGGGACTCTTATAACTTAATATCAAAAAATCCTTTGAGGCCCATACAAAGAAATAGAAGTGTAGTTCTTTCTCAGAATGAAAGTTTAAATACACATAACCATATAGACCCTTATGACTTAAAAGCATCTCCTATAATGTCAGGAGTTTTTACTTCTCAAATAGGAAAAAATAAAGTAAACTTAGTCATAGAATATGAAACAGGAAAATTAAAGTCTAAGAAAATGAGAATTGCAATGGAAACAAATAAAATTATTTTGTTTAACTCAGAGTTAAATCATTATTACGAGGTCAATAATAACAAAGAACCTTTAATAAATGTTTGTTTTAGTTTTTCTCAATAATTATTATTATATGTTATAGTGAACCTTTATAAATATTACTATATATTATATATACATATTATACAGAATTGAGAATATAATGAACCTTGATAATTATTACTATATATTTGAAGAAGTTTTAACAGAAAAGTTTTGTGATGATCTTATCCAATATGGTGAAGAACAAACACAAGAAATTGCTTTAACAGGCAATTTTGATGGATCCCCCAGTAAAATAACAAACGAAAAAGACTTATCAAAATTATACAAAACAAGAAACTCATCTATCATATGGATGAATGAACCTTGGATTTACAGACAAATACATCCCTACATTAATGAAGCTAATAAAATATGTAATTGGAACTTTGATTGGGAATTTTCTGAATCTGCACAATGGACTAAATATTCTAAATCACAACACTATACTTGGCATCAAGATGCTTTTAATAAACCATACAATAGACCACGATCTCTAGATCATGGCTTAGTTAGAAAACTATCTGTAACTGTTTCTTTAGAAGATGGTGATAGATACGAAGGTGGCGATTTAGAATTTAGTATTGAAGGAGATAAGTATAATACAAATAAAATAATAACTGCTAAAGAAGCTAGAAAAAAAGGAACTATTACTATATTTCCTTCTTTTGTATGGCATAGAGTAACCCCTGTAACACAAGGAACTCGTTATTCTTTAGTTGTTTGGAATTTAGGTTTTCCATTTAGATAGGACATTGAAATGAAAAAAAAGAAAAAACAACCAATATCAAAATTTTTTAAAGACAATAATTATATCGTTGTAACACAAGCAGTTCCTTTTGAACTAGTTAATTTTATTTATATCTATTTTCAAAATAAAAGAACAGCAGCTAATTATTTGTATCAAAATAAACTTATTTCTCCCTATGATGAATCGTGGGGAAATTGGAATGATATTCAAATGCCAAATACTTATTCTCATTATGCTGATCCTGTAATGGAAACTTTAATGTTAAAGCAGCTACCTATTATGAATCAAGTAACAGGACTAGAATTATTACCCACTTACACCTATGCTAGAATTTATAAAAACGGTGATACTCTACACAGACACAAAGATAGACCTTCTTGTGAAATATCTAGTACTATTAATTTAGGTGGGGATGCTTGGCCAATTTTTTTAGAACCTTCTGGAGAAGAAAACGCTGAAGGAATTAGTGTAAATTTAAAACCTGGAGATATGCTAGTTTATAAAGGTTGTGAATTAGAGCATTGGAGAGAACCTTTTCAAGGCTATGATTGTGGACAAGTTTTTTGTCATTACAATGATTCTAATGGAGATTTTAAAAATAAAAATACATTTGATGGAAGACCCATGATATGCCTGCCAACTTATGTAAAAAATAAAATATAAAAAACAGAAAGAATAAAGATTGAACAAGTTTTTACAAATAAATTATGAATTTTTGCCTTATGTTCAAGACATTTATGAAATATGTAAAAACAAAATAAAGTTATATACCTATAAAAAACATCCAGACTACATTAATCCAAATACTAAATGGCCAGGTTTACGGTCTCAAAAACTTAATCATATTGAACCCTTTTTACATTTGTTACTATTAAAAGAAGCTGAAAATAAGTTTAAATTTGATCCCAAATTATACAGAGAAATACATAGTTATGTACATTTGAGATCAGAAGAATCAAACGGTGAAGAATTTATACATCAAGATACTTGCGACACTATGTTAATATATCTGTCTGATTCTAATTTAAAATCAGGAACTCGTTTTTATAGTAATGAACAAGAGCCAATATCTGAAGTTAATTTTGTTCAAAACACAGCTGTTTATTTTGATGGAAGTATATTTCACGGTTCTCTCAAAAACTATGGTGATTCTATTGATAACGGAAGAATGACCATTAATATTTTTTGTTTTCGTTAGCTAATAATATGATCGCTAAAAAACTAGATAACATAGGATATATTTTAGATGATGTGCCTAAACCCTTGTTAAAAAAATTAAACAAAATTGTACAAGAAAAAAAATTAAAATCACATAACGAAAGTTTAGCAGGTAACATAAAAAAAGAATTTGTAATACCAAAAGCAAAAAAAGTATTTGATGAATACTTGTTTAAATTAATTCAAAAATTTGAAGATTCTTTTAGTTATTTAGATACTCCTCTTACTTTTTTTTCTAACAATGATGTTCCCTTAAAGTTAGATAATATGTGGGTTAACTTTCAAGAAAAACATGAATTTAATCCTATTCATACACATAAAGGGGTGTATAGTTTTGCTTTATGGTTAAAGGTTCCTTATTGTATTGAGAACGAAAAAAAATACGGTCCTGGTAAAAAAAGTAATACGAATGTACCGGGAGTTTTTTCTTTTTACTATACCAACAGTTTGGGAAGAATTTGCACAGTAGATCTGGAAGTGGATAAAACTTGGGAAGGTAAAATTGTTTTTTTCCCTGCCGCCATGCCTCATTCTGTAAATCCTTTTTATACTTCTGATGATTATAGAATATCTGTTTCTGGAAATATTGCATTTGACCCAGCTTGAGTTTTAACTATCAGACAATGAACTTTTCTAATTCTTCTCTATATAAATTTATTAAAAATAAAAAAATAAATATTAATGAAAAAGATATTTATGAGAGATTTCAAGATAGATTACGTTGGCCAAAAACTTATCCTTGGGGACAACCTTCGATTGAAATAATAATAAATTATAATAGTAAATTACACGAAGAGCTTTTTAAAGAAGATGGTTATTTAAACGTAAATAAGTGCATTGAACTAGTAAAGGAAGGATACACTTGTATTTTATCTAATATTGGTTATTTCAATAAAGATACAACTGATATTCAAGATAAACTTAACTTAGAGTTTGGAAATATAAATTGTAATTTCTATTTTGGTAATGGCAAAAAATCTGTTTCTTTTAACAAACACAGACATCATTATCCTGTGATAGTAAAAAATATATTTGGTCAGTCTAAATGGATTATTAATAAAAAAGAACTTATCCTTAAAAATCAAGAGGTAATTTTCTTTGATAAAAATATCGATCATCAAGTTGTAGATATAAACAAACCGAAATTATCAATGACTTGTAACATAAAATGAATAAATTTTTTACTTGTGTAGATAACTATATTTCCGATGAGGAGTGTCTAAAGTATATTAATACCTACAATAACAATATAGCTTCGTCTTACATATATAATAATACAAAACCTCTATCTATTGAATCCGATCATACCGTTCAAAAAATATATGATGATTTTAACATTAAGAATAAGCTAGATAATTTAGAAATTGTTATGAGAGAAAAAGGTTCTTTTATGAACAATCATTTTGATACTGGAGATAGTTTAGCTTTTATACTTTATTTGAATAGTAATCTAAAAGGAGGACAAACTGTTTTTGAAAATGAAACAGTAATTTATCCTAAAGTGGGTAGATTGATTTTATTTACAAATGGTCAAATTCTACACAAAGTAAAAAAAATAACTCAAGGTAAGAGGTATATTCTTGCAGGATGGTTTATCTAAGGTAAAATTCTTAGAATTATGTATTTAAAAAGTATATAAATAATTAATAGAAAATGATGAACGCTTTTAATATTTTACAAGATTGGAAATCTAAACCTTATCAAAAAACAAATTATGATAATATTCATGCTTTTTATGGAGATCAGAAGTATATTAGAATGAAACCTAAAACACATATTACTTTAACTCCTGGTTTACTACATTTAATTATTAAGTATCCTAAAGAGTGGATTCAACAAAATTTTAAATTAGATGAAGAAGTTACATTACATAATGAAACACACAATATACTGTATTATACTGTAATTGATTCGTTAATTTCTGATGAAGAAAAACAGGTAAAACTTCATGTAAAAAATGGAATACCAAAGTGTGATGTTGAATAATCAGTATAAATAGTTTATAAATATAGTTAAAGGAAACACATGGCACTATCAAAAGCAACACTTATCGATCTAAATTCTAACGAGTTAATACTTGATTTAGACGCTGATACGAGTATTACAGCAGATACAGACGATACGATTCATATTAAAATTGCAGGTTCTGATGAACTAACTTTGACAACTACTGCTATTGCACCATCTACAAGTGATGGTCAGGCACTAGGCACAAGTTCATTGATGTTTTCTGACTTGTTTCTTGCAAGTGGTAGTGTATTAAATTTCAATAATGGTGATGTAACACTCACTCATGCTTCAAATCTTTTAACACTTGATGGTGGTTCTTTAGACTTAGATGGTGAAGCATTAATTTTAGACGCTGATGGCGATACTAAAATTGCAGAAAGTTCAGATGATGTAATACATTTAACTTTTGCAGGATCGACAAGCACACCAACAGAATTTGGTGCTGGTTATATTAATTTAAAAAACCAAGGCACACAATCTTACATTAGATATTATTGTGAGAGTTCAAATGCTCACTACACACAATTACAGGCTGCGGCTCATAGTGCTTACTCTGGTAACGCAACAGTAACTTTACCAGTTGCAACATCAACACTTGCTACAACAGCATTATCAGAAACACTTACAAACAAAACACTAACAACTCCTATTATTGCTGAAATAGATTCAGGTTCTACAATTACACTAGACGCAACAACTGATATCGTATTAGACGCTGACGGTGGTGATATATTTTTCAAAGATGGTGGCACTACAATCGCTACATTTACAAATAGTTCAACTGATTTAATTATTGAAACAGCAACATCCGACAAAGATTTAATATTCAAAGTAAACGATGGTGGTTCTTCTACCGAAGTTATGAGATTAGATGGTGATGTTTCTGCTTTACTCATGGCGTCAGGCAAAGAAATACAATTTGCTGATTCAGGCGAAAAGATTTCAGGTAACGGTACAGATTTAACATTAAACTCTGGTGCTGATATAAATTTAACAGCGACTGCTGATGTCAATATACCATCAGGTGTTGGTGTAACTTTTGGCGATGATGGAGAAAAAATAGAAGGTGACGGAACAGATTTAACAATCGCTTCTAGTGCAAAAATTAATTTAACTGCTACCTCAGATGTACACATACCAAATAATGTTGGTATTGTATTTGGTGGTGATAGTGAGAAGATTGAAGGTGACGGAACAGATTTAGTCATATCAGCAAACAACTTAACAGTTGACGCTGCTGCCGATATCACACTAGACGCTGCTGGCAACGACTTAAATTTTGCTGCTGGAGGAACAACTGTATTAAATATTCAAAATAGTTCAAGTGATGTTATAATGAAACCAGTTGTTGACGCAAAAGATTTAATATTCCAACAACGAGATGGTACGGAAGTAATGAGAATTGAAGATGGTGCTTATATGTCGTTAGCAGCGATGGCTGTTAATCCAGAAGTAGCATTATCAGACGGTGCTAATATTGCATGGAATGTTTTAACAAGTCCTGTTGCAAAAGTAACATTAGCAGGTAATAGAAATTTAAGTGCTGCTTCGGGCGGCGTTGCAGGACAGTTTGTAAGTTTATTAGTTATACAAGACGGTACTGGATCAAGAACACTAACACCTAACGCTGTTTATGAGTTCACTGGTGATGTTGCACCGACACTTACAACAACAGCAAATAAAGGAGACCTTTTTGTGTTTAGATACAATGGGTCAAAATATTTAGAAGTTGGAAGAAATCTCAACTTAACATTATCATAGGAGAATAGAATGTTTGCATTAGTAGAATCAGGATCAATTACAAGTTACCCTAAAGGTAATAGAGGTATTAAGATTGGTGATTATAATTATCCTCCTGCAGTTTTTACATTATGGACCGAAAGTGAGAGAAATGCGATAGGCATTTACACAATAGAGATAGATGAAACAAATAAAAAAAGTACTGAATGGTATACTAATACTGATATCACATATGCATTTGGTAGTGGTAAAGTAACAGGAACATACGGTACAGCAACTGCTAAAGCACACGCAGATACATTATATACTAGTCAAGATAATACAGACGGTATAATACCAGCAGGTAAATCTGTAGGTGATGTAAAAGATAAAGGTTTAAAAACAATTTTAATAACACAAATTAAACAACAAGCAGGTAGTATTTTATCACAAACAGATTGGTATATAACTAGAAAAACAGAAAAGTCAACAGCAATACCAAGTTCAATTACAACACATAGAGATGCCGTAAGAACAAAACAGGCCTCTATGGAAACAGCGATTACAAATGCAGCTGATACGCCTGCCTTAGAAACTTTATACACATTCACAAAACAAGAAGATGGATCAGTTACAAGACCGTTAGGTGTACTACCAACTTTAGGAGATTAATATAAATGCCTACTATTTTAGGTGCGAACTCAGCTTCAAGTAGTTACGAAGTAAGTAACTCTTTAAGGTTTAATGATGGAGATAACGCAGAACTAACAAGAACACCCGGTAGTGAAGGCGATAAACAAAAACACACAATATCTATGTGGGTTAAAAGATGTACTATTGGAAGCAATCAAGCATTATTTTCAGCAGGACCAAACGATAGCACTGTTTACTCAATTAGATTTCTTTCTGATTCTTTATATATAAGTCAAAGTAGTGGATTTGTAAAAGATACGAGTAGAGTATTTCGTGACCCAAGTGCTTGGTATCATATAGTTGTTGCAATAGACACAACAGACGGAACACAAAATGATAGAATTAAAGTTTATATCAATGGTGTATTAGAAACAAGTTTTGCAGAAAATAGTTTTGCAGGTGGTCAAAATTTAAACACACCTGTTAATGATGATGTTATTCACGCAGTAGGGTATGATACTTTGAACGACTCAGTTCCCTTTGATGGTCATATTGCAGAATTTCATTTAATAGATGGCACACAGAAAGCAGCGTCAGACTTTGGAGAGTTTGATGATAATGGAGTATGGATACCAAAAGCCTACACAGGAACTTATGGCACTAACGGAGTTTATTTAGAATTTAAACAAACAGGTACAGGCACAAACGCAAGTGGTATGGGTGCTGATACATCAGGTAATACTCATCATTATGCACCTGTTAATCTTGCAGCTACAGATGTAACAGAAGATACCTGTACTAATAACTTTGCTACACTAAATCCTTTAGATAGAGCAGTTGAAAATGCGTCTGGAGGAATAACTTTAAGTGAGGGTAACTTAGAAGCTGTTGGTGTTAATGGTGGTAATAGAAGTAGAGTACAATCTACAATAGGAGTTAGTTCGGGAAAGTGGTATGCAGAATTTAAAATTAAAAATGGTAATGACCATAAAACGCAACTAGGAATTATTGATGCTGATGGCGCAAATGCAAATCATGGAGGAGTTAATCATGGTGTTGAATATAGACCTAATGATGACCAAATTCAAATTTATGATGGAGGAAGTAATGGGGCAAGTCAAACAAGTTTAACAGGTGCTGCTAATGATAATATTGTTGGTATTGCTTTAGATGCTGATGCTTCTACACCAACAGTTCAATTTTATCTTCAAGGAAGTGCATTAGGTAATGCTGTAAACTATGATTTAACAATCGCAGATAGAACATTTTTCTTTTATGTTAGAGATGGTAGCGATAGTGGAAGTGATGAACCTCATTATGTTTGTAATTTTGGCAGTCCTCCTTATACAGTATCAAGTGGTAATGCAGATGCTAATGGTCATGGTAACTTTGAATATGCACCACCATCAGGTTACTTTGCACTATGCACTAAAAATTTAGCGGAGTTTGGATAATGGCTTATACAACAATAGACGATCCATCAGAGTATTTTATAACTACCTTATATACAGGTGATGGTAATGACGACAGAAGTATAACGAATAGTGCTAATGCAGGTGATTTTAAACCAGATTGGTTATGGATAAAACAAAGAGAACAAACTAGAGGTCATGCATTACAAGATAGTAATAGAGGTGCTACAAAATATTTAGGTAGTCATACAACTAGTGCAGAAAATACTAATGCAAATGGTGTTCAAGCATTTGAAACTGATGGATTTCAATTAGGCACAGACACAGACGTTAATCAAAATACAGGAAGTTATGTAGCATGGCAATGGAAAGCAAATGGTGGAACAGCTACAGCAACTATAAGTGAGAGTGGTAGTAATCCTGCTGCCTCAGTTCAAGCAAATCCAACAGCAGGATTTAGTATTATAACCTATACAGGAACAGGATCAGAAGGAACTATAGCACATGGGTTAGGTGCTACACCTAATT